CGCTTCAATGCCGGTTGGTATGACCATGCCTGGATGGGAGATTCCGAAGTCCGCATCTGGGATGAGGACGAAGGCCGCGAGATCAGCGTCGGCATGAATCCGGCGCACATCCTGGTTCAGTGCCTCACCGATCCGCACTGGGGCATGGGCTATCCGCAGAGCACCATCGGCTGGAGTTTCTGGAATGCGGCATGGGCTTTGTCGAGTGAGGGCTTCGGCCTCAATTTGATCTGGACGCGCCAGCAGCCCATCGAGAGCTTCATCGGCCAGGTCATCGACCACATCGGCGGCATTCTCTACACCGATCCGGAGCAAGGCACGTTTGAGCTGAAACTGCTGCGCGACGACTACTGGATCGACAGCCTGCCACAGTTGGGCCCTGACGAAATCGTGCGGCTGGAACGCTTTGAGCGCGCCCAGTGGGGCGAGCTGCCCAACGAACTGACCGTGGTCTACACCGACTGGCAAACCGGCGGTGATGCCACCGTCACGGTCGAGAACCTGGCCGCCATCCAGTTGCAAGGCGGCGTGATCAATCAGCGCCGCGACTACCCGGGCGTCAATTACGGGCCGCTGGCTGCCCGGCTGGCCTTGCGTGACCTGCGCGCCTTGGGTTCACCACTGGCCCGGATGAGTCTGACCGTGGCACGCGACACGCTGGAACGTGCGCCGCTGCCGGGCGATGTGTTCCTGCTGAACTGGCCGCGTTTGGGTGTGGATCAGATGGTGGTGCGTGTTACCGGCATCGATACCGGCACCTTGGGCGCGGCGGAATGGCGCATCGAAGCGATGGAAGATGTGTTCGGGATGAGCAACACCGTGTTGTCGCCCCCGCCACCGCACGTCGAAGATCCGACCATCGAACCTTTGCCACCCGCCTTGGTACTGGCCGTCGAAGTGCCGTATTGGGAGCTGGCCCGGCGCTTGTCGCGTGCAGATCTGGCCTACCTGACCGATACAGACACCTATCTCGGTGCGTTGGCCGCAGCCGGTGGCACCGGGCAGTTGAATTGGCAACTGGCCACCGGCACGTCCGGCGGCGACCTCACAGCCGTTGTGGGCGAGGACTACGCACCACTGCTGACGCTCGATGCAGCCTTGCCTGCCAGCGAGGTCGATGCCATCGGTATGCCAGTGACGGCAATCAGCCAGCCGGAAAGACTGGCCGTGGGCGACTACGCCTATCTGGTGGCCGCCAGTGGGGCGATTGCAGAGGCCGTCGCTGTCCTGGCCTTCGATGCTGCAAACGCAACCATTGATCTCGCACGCGGCGTGCTCGACACCACACCTCAGGCACATCCCTCGGGGACTCGTCTGATCGGTGTCGGCGAATGGCTGGCATCCGAAGGTGCGGAGCACGCCCCGGGCGAATCGGTGTTCGTGGGTGCGATTCCTCGCACGTCGACCGATCAGGGCGATCCTGTGCTGGCCGCCAATGGGCAGCCGATGGTGCTGACCGGTCGGCAGGCTTTGCCGTATCCACCCGGTCGTATCCGTCTCAATGGCCAGACCGAGCCTGCCGTGGTGGCCGGTGACCTTACCGTCGCGTGGGCCCACCGCGACCGCACGCAGCAGACCGCCTACCTCGTGCAGCAAGACGAAGGCGATATCGGGCCGGAACTGGGTGTGACCTACACGCTGCGTATCCGCAATCGCAACAGCGTGCTGGCGCACACCGAAACGGGACTGCTTGGCACCACCTATATCTGGACGGCAGCAGTGGCCGCGCTGGATGCCGGTGCGCTGGGCGACCGCATCACGGTGGAGATCAGTGCCGAGCGCGATGGTTTGAGTAGCTGGCAGCCGCAGGTGCGGGTCATGGATCGCGCGGGCTACGGCCTGCGCTGGGGACGGTATTGGGGAGGTGTGTGATGGAAGCACGCATTGATGTTCATCTGCTCACCCTGAACGAGCCTGCCGAATGGCGGGAGTCCTGCATCGCCAGCCTCGACGGCGCGCCGATCCAGTTGCACGTTTTGCCGGGCATTCCGGGCCGCATCGGTGAGGCACGCGCGGCAGGTTATGCGCAAGGCACGCTGCCTTTGGTGTCCTTCGTCGATCCCGATGATCTGTATGAAGCCAGCGCTTTTACGCAGTTAGCCGATGCGCTGGATGTCTGCCCGCAAGCCGTGATGGCCTACACCGACGAGGCGCTGACCGACGAAAACGGCCAGGACATCGCAGTGCGGCGTCTGGCCTACAGCCGCTGGCAGCACGCCAACAGCGCCAGCCACGTGCACGGCCTGATCGTGATGCGGCGCTCCGTCGTCGAAGCCGTGCTCAAGGAAACCATCGACATCAACAACTTCGCCGACTGGCTGCTGACCCTGATGGTGGCCAAGCGCGGCGGCGTGCTGTACCTGCCCATCGTCGGTCGACATTGGCGGCAGCACCCGCAGCAAAGCCACCGAACCGGCGACCCGGAAGCAGTCCGGCGCATTCGTCAAACCATCGGCCAAGCATCGAATCTCTGGAGATAAACCATGTCATCGACCGACCCGAACCTTGGACTCAACTACGGCTGGACGCTCGGCGAAAGCGGCTGGGACACCGGCATGGACGCCAACCTCAAGCGCCTCGGCGCTGTGGTCGGCCTGTCCGCGAAAGACCGCGACCTGACCACGCCACCGGCCAGCCCATCCAACGGCGACCGCTACATCGTGCCGGCCGCCGCCACGGGCGTATGGGCAGGCAAAACCAACCAGATCGCGGTGCGCATCGCAGATGCCTGGGAGTACCACGCGCCCAAGATCGGCTGGCTTTGCTACATCGAGGACGAGGCCAAGCTCTCGGCCTACAAATCCACCGGCTGGAGCGCTGGCATCGCCATCTGATTTCCCATCTTCGTACCCACCCGAAACCCGCCCAGGTGTTCACTCACCGGGCGGGTTTCGCATTTCTGGAGACTGCTATGACCGAACCCGAACAACAACTGCCTGCACTCGTCGAGAACATGCTTCTCTTGCGACGCGAGGACTTCGACGAACTGCTCGACCGCGCTGCTGAACGCGGAGCCGAGCGTGTCCTGACCCACCTTGGCCTGGAAAACGGCCACGCAGCACGAGACATCCGTGAACTGCGCGACCTGCTCGAAGCCTGGCGCGATGCCCGCCGTACCGCGTGGCAGACCACTGTCAAGGTCATCACCACCGGCATCCTGGCCGCGCTTCTGGTGGGTGCCGCCATCAAGTTGAAACTGATGGGAGGCCCGCAATGATCGAGACACTGCTTGGTGGCCTCCTCGGTGGGGCCTTCCGCCTCGCACCTGAACTCCTCAAATGGCTCGACCGCAAGGGAGAGCGTGGCCACGAACTGGCGATGCAGGACAAAGCGTTGGAGTTCGAGAAGCTGCGTGGCGCGCAGCGAATGTCGGAAATCGGCGCGGGTGCCGATGCCGCGTGGAACGTCGGAGCCATTGAGACCCTGCGCGAAGCCGTTCGCACTCAGGGCGAGAAAACCGGCGTGCGCTGGGCTGATGCCTTGTCTTGCAGCGTGCGCCCCGTGATCACCTACTGGTTCATGGCCCTGTACTGCGCCGCCAAGACGGCCGCATTTGCAGCAGCCGTGACCGCTGGCGCTGGATGGGGCACAGCTATCCTGCATGCCTGGACGGAGGCCGATCAGGCGCTGTGGGCCGGGGTCCTCAATTTTTGGTTCCTCGGGCGCGTGTTTGACCGGGTGCGGCCGTGACCGAGGTGCCGAAGGCGGCCATCGAACTGGCGAAGCGCTTCGAGGGGTTTGAGCGCAGGGTGAAGCGCGGAATCGAGATCACTGCCGTTCCATACATCTGCCCCGCAGGCTTTTGGACGATTGGGTACGGCCATCTCTGCGACCCCAAGCACCCACCGATCACGCAGGAAGAAGCTGAGGCCTATCTAGCGCGCGATCTGCAGATGGCTCTGGCGGCGACGCTGCGTTGCTGCCCGGTGTTGTCCACCGAGCCGGAGGGTCGGCTCGCCGCCATCGTCGACTTTACGTTCAACCTGGGGGCTGGACGTTTGCAAACGTCGACGCTGCGGAGGCGGATCAACCAACGAGACTGGGCCGCAGCCGCAACTGAGCTGCGCAGATGGGTCTATGGCGGCGGGAAGGTACTGCCGGGGCTTGTCGCTCGACGGGAAGCGGAGGCCGC